AAACGGGGGAAACAAGCCTAATCACAGGGTCGCACGGCCACCTTTTTGGTGAGCCGCACGGAACTTCTGAACGGTAAGCCATCGCTAATGGCTCCGTCAGTCGTGTAACCTGGATATCTCAGTACCACCGCAAGGTATGCATCAGGCACGTACCAGCTATTCCGCACTGGGTCGACGTTGAACACGATCGACTTGAAAGCGCGGCGCTGAAACGCTTTGTGACGCACGATTGCGATGTGGCGGTTGCAGCATCCAGCATCTCCTTCCTCCGATTCGTGAATCCGGGCATCTGTCTTTCGACGGACATCCCGGAGGACCGACTTAAAGAGGATAGAGCCAAACATACCCCACCAGCGGTACAGTCGATTATGGAACCGAACAAGTTCGATTTCAGTCGTCAGCTGCGCCTTCTGGTACACTGGGGTGATGTCGAAGCCCTTGAAAAAGTGCTTACCGCAACTCTCGTAGTAGCAACCCTCGACATAAGTCTTTTGAACGTTTGTCGAGAAACCGAAAAAAGCGAGCCACTGGATTAGCTGGCTACTTCGTTCGGCGGAAACGATGATATCGTCACCGTACACACCAACGAGAGGAGAGTCGTCGACTACGCTAGCGATTGCGTAGAAGATAAGACTCTCAAGCTCAAAGGTAAAGCCGTTACCCATACTGCTGAACTTTTGATTCAACCGCGCATGACGAATGCCTCCCGCAAGGGGAAGCACCGTAAGCGGCGATCGTAGATCGTCCAGCAACTCCACCCAACAAGGGGGAAGTAGGGCGTACACGGTCTCACGAGACAACGTATCAGATGCAGACGCCAAATCGACTGTGCACAAGCCCGCCTTGTAAGCGGACCGAGCGAGTCGCTGGTTCCTTGTCTGATCGTTAAGGTTGCACCCCGCCTGTTTAAGGCGATCACGCAACAGACTCCCGACACCCTTCTGAAGAAAGATGTTGAGGGTGGGTTCACAGCAAATGAGCCTATCTTTAAATGCGTCTTTTGGAACCGTTTCCATGCGATTTGCATCGCACAGAGAAAATTCCGCAGACAAAAGAGTTGTCGGCCCATCGACATGCTGGCCCAATCGTGCCCGAAGCCAATGAAGGTCTTCGGACATAATGGTCCGTGCGTAGACGAGTGCAGAACTTGTTACGCTTAACTGCTTTTCCAGCAGTTTGTTATCCAGCACAGCATCGACGCTTGACAGCGTCGCAGTTGCGCCGGGACCCCAGTTCACGTGACGTTCCCACCCTACCGGAGCCGCACCAATAATACGCTGGATTTTACATTGAACCTTCGAGATGAAGGCCAAGTCCGAATACGATCCGTTCTCACGGACAGCTCGGAGTCTGGCGTTAGTTGCAGCACACTGCCTCTCGGTGTCTATGTCGCCCGAAAGGGCGGCGGCGACGCGAGAGGAGATAGACGACCCTGGCAGGTCCTTCCACTTCCTAATGAGCTCGATGCTCAGCAGGTCGTATCGGGCCGTGTCATGATCAAGGTGGTAACGCGGGTTGAAGCGCAGACGGTCTTTCAGGTCGTCTGTTGCGCCATATTGCAGGCGCAATGCCAAACCCAGCGCCCGTGGACTTGGGATGCACGAGAGTGCCTCAATAACGAAGGAGGTGCGCGCACCCCTAAAGGGAAGCGCGCACATTAGTAAACTCCTTCGTTATCTTCGTACAGCGACGTAGCGACCGCATGAGCCAGCCAGTTTTTGGCGTAGGCGCGGACGTTCTTTCGCTCTGCCGTAGTCGCTCGTTCAGGAATGAACGATTGAATACGGAACATGCACGCATAGGCCGGTGTGGCCGCGGGCACGTAGCCCGCCGAGTTATTCGACACTGTTTCCAGCGTCGGAACGATGATCCGCATATCCGACTTGTACAGTCGGTCGTTGCGAATCTTCTGACCCGGTATGTAAGGCGGCGGTTCGTCTAGCTTCAGGAGAAGCAAAGGGTATCCCGAGGGAATGCCTCCGCTTTTATCCTGAAACACACTAATGCCTCTCTGCGCATCTTGCGTGGGGGTGAACGAGTGGTTCACAGGGGCCCCCTGGCCATCGGCCAGAATGATTGTAGCTCGTTGAGCCATGATTACCTCAATCGGTTAGTTGATTGCGAGATCCTAGTCGCCAATAACGCCACGACGCAGTTGCTGCGCTATGGGCTTTGTAGGCGAGGTTGGAGATCTCAATTGACCTCTGGTTGAGCAGAGCAGCCGCAGAAATGCAGCGCTGCCAGCCCATCTTGACCTCGAATGACGGAGCATAAGGAGTAGGGAACGTCGATAAGACGGTCCGACTCTGGTTTATGTATTCCTCACGGTAAGGGCAAGTGAAAGTGGAGTTGACATTTCCACTGGAGTCCTTATGGGACCCCCTCAGTTCGCCGGTGTCGATCGAGCCAAAAAGCGTCGATTCGTATCCGTGGACGAACTTGAGACCTGCACCGAGCGATTGCTCAAGTGCTTGGATATAGCCCCCGATGTTGACGAACCAGTCTATCACAAATGACAAACTTAGAAGCTCGTACGCCCAACCGATAGGATTGAGCGATGTAATTCGGGTGACGTCATAAAGATACGGGTTGTCAACCTGTACCAGCGTCTTCACCTCCGCCATTGCAGTCGTGTACTCTTGAGTAAGCCCGGGAGGGCTCCCTTGATACACGAATGGATTCCGGCGATAGATGATCTCCTTGCTCCTACCCTTAACAACTATCCTGAACGCAAACGTCCGGGAGAAATTGATAAGCTGGTGCATCTCGCTTAGTATCGGCAACCAGCCGTACTTGGCTTCCAGCCACGAGTTGGAGATGACGCGATCAACGCTTTCGGACTTCCGTAAGCGTGGACTCAGCCTTGAGCGCATTTGCTTCCGAACCTTTCGGGACGGATGCGCCTTGAACAAAGTCCAATCTCGGACGATCTCCGGGATCGCAGACTTGACCCGATGAACGATAGTGAAGAAGCGGCGGATGATGTCGGTTATGTTCTCGTAAGAGACCATACGACGGGTCTGCTGCCACTCAGCAATCGCTACTGATAGGTTAGTGTCTGCGGATCGGAGTTCGTCATAGTATCTGGCTGTCGCTCTAGCAGCGGCACGACGGACGAGTAGTCCGTCATACGTTTTACCAGAGTTGGTAAACAAGGGGATGGAACCCCAAGTTCCGAGCTGACCAGAATATTCGTCAGTAAACCCAAACGTCCACTTGCGAGTCCACGTCCCAACGGGATAGCGAACAAAGCTTGCGACGTAAGAGTGACTGGTGGGAGTAACCTTATTCCCAACGACGAGATTCGATTGAGAGAACGTTGAAACGACACGGGTCGATTGGTTATAAGCCAATAAATTACCGTTCCGCTTCAAGCTATAGACACCGGCCAACGACAAGTACTTAGAGTTTTGATACCCTTTGGACTTCCGTGGCTTTCGATGTCGAGGCTGTCGTGGCACGCGTGGTTTACGCGGCTTCTTAGGCCTTGTATTGTTAGACATATGGTGTGCTGCGGCCCAAAGCCAACAGCACCGCCGCCTAACCGAACATGAAGGCCGCAATCGCACGTACCACGTCCGTACCCGCAAGGGTGTAAGACGTGAGGAACATGAGACTCGCATCATGCAGGATAGAGCGCAATTTAGCTTTGTCCAACAACTATTCTCCAAAGATCTTGTACGT